CCAAAGCCCAGGCACCTAGCATACGCCCACCCCAACCAGCAGTCGGATCAAGGACTGACCGTGCGTTATACTTTTGATAGAGGTATTTTGCTGTGGTAGATTTGAACATAACCACAGAGCCGGAGTTCACACGAAAACATTCGTATACATTGCCAGCAGCCGTTCGTCCACCACGATTTCGCTTTCGAGCCGAATCGATGAGTTTGTCCCACTGATTCGAATCATTGTAAATGTCATAAATCGTTCGACCATCTTCACGCCGACATTTCAGCAGATTTTTAAATTGAAAGTGGTATAGAAAAGGATTGCCAGCAAAACTGTTTTCATTTGTTGTTGCTGGAAACTTTTTGAGATTGTTTAAATCACGAATGAGTTCCGAATCGGTAATTCTTTTATGATTCTCGATATCGGTTATCGTGACACTCTCAAGGTGCAAATTGACGGGTTTTAGATTCATCATCTAATTTTATCACGCTTTTTGATTTGATACAATAAAATTCGCCTACTTTGTCCTGTATCAGTACACCTTTCTTTTCGGTACAGAATTCTTCAGCCGCTTGAAATTCACTGCGGACCACATTGTAGCCCGTGATAGCGATAAGAATACATGATGCGTAAAAGCAGTACAGCACCACGTATTCCCAATTAATTCTCTGTAACAGGAGGTTGATTTTCGGTATCATTTCCACTCACACATATATCACCAACAAAAATATACACATTCGAAAACATAAACTTTTGTGCATACAATTGATTATTATAGCACAGGTACGGGTCTTTGAAGTGCTGGGCACCATAATATACACCGTAACCTATACCTGCCAAAATCATCAGTATTGGAATATACTTGATATACTTGACCAGTTCGGGCATTACGCCCAGCAACTTTGGCAGTATTTCCAACAACTGTTTCACTTTATCTTGCCTTTATCTTTCACCGCATCGGCTAACATACTTTTTATGGTCAATAATACACGACCTTTTTCTCTTTCGGTCAAGTGACGAACTAACATCAGTTTGTCATCATAACTTTTCGCATTATCCAGAAATTCTTGAGGTACCGCTATCTTTTTCTTTTTGGGTTTGAACTTTTTGAGTTTTTCTTTGGGATCTTCGTTATCGTCGGACATGATGGCTTTGATTGAATTGATCACAGGATCATACCACTATTTATTCTCTGCCTTGTCCTTACCGTAAAGCAGCATCATCACATCCAACGCACAATCGTCAATCGGATTGTGCTTCGTTACATCTCGTTCGTACATAAAGTCTGGATGGTCTACGGTACAATAACCATTCTTTGATGTGGTAAGAATATCAACTGCGGTACGTACATCACGCCAACGTGAATAAGCAAATACAGGATCAACTTTTAATTGTCTCTCGGCAGCCTGTAGAATTACATCATCTAATGATCCACGTGCCCATACCCAACAGTCCTTATCGTTTTTAGATTGTGCCCATTCATGAAGTGCGGTAATACCGTCAGCAAGTGATTTGTCATTCTTATCTGGTATATACGACCAGTTCTTTGCATTGAGACATTGTTTTTCCCACCATTCAATCGTGTCTTTATTAATTTTGCGACCATAGTTTTCTACCTGGTCACGTACATTCAATTTAACAAAGAATGCCGATTCTTTTAATTCTTTATACGTGGGCTTATCGTCAGGTCGGAAGTAAATACATGCCATCGAAAGGATGACAGAATTTGATTCTACGCCTAGCGTTTCAACATCGAACATAAACATTATGCTATACAGTCCTTCATCTCACGCCAATAGTTTCGCTCTGCCCAATGTACAATGCACCAATCTTCAATGCATTTTTCTTTTGATATATCTTCATTATCATTGAACCAGGGTAGGATCATTTTCGATGACCAGTAATCATAATATTGGTCTAATATTTCTTGCTCAGACAATGTTTCCCAATGAGTGTATTCATGCCCCAAAGTGGTCACATCAGGATAGCAGATGGTGTAATATTTCATTAAAGAATTTCTGGTTCGGTTGTGGTAAAGCCGGGCTTGGCAGTCCATAGTTTACCATATCTACCACATGACAAATTACGATCAGGACCACCCATTCGCATACTGCGGCAAGTTTCCCTTGAATGTTCACCATAAATCGGATCGTCATATTTCAAGGCCTGCGGGTGTAAACAAAAAGCCTCTTTGTTAGAGGCTTCTTCAAAAAATTTACAGTCTTTACATAACTTCATTTTCATCACATTTCGCCATAAGCAATCGCATCAAGGTCATACGAATTTGCAGCATACATCATCGCCTCATGTTCAGCATACAATGCATCCATCAAGACCTCATACTCTTCATCAACATCTTCGGCCAGTGTAACACCGGCAATTTCCCTTGCCAATTCGTTAATTAGTTCGGTATCTGGATCAATCATCACAATTCCTTATCAACTCAAGAATTAATAGTGTAGCATCAAATGAAAACTTTGTCAAGTCAGCCACCACGGGCCTTTATCGTTTTGATAACAACATCAATTTCGGGCCAATCGTTGCGTTCTTGATAACTACCAACGTAGAACCCACGAATAGTATTGATGCCACGCAGTGCATCAGGACCATAGACATATCGAAAATCATAATCGCAGCCTCTCATTCTCTTACGAATCACAAAGTCATCGAATTCATTCTGGTTGCCCGCTACGATGAAAAGCGGGCCTAGTTTAGTCTTCTGCATCCATTTTTTCGAAAATTAACATCTTTGCGATATTGATATATTGACGGGCACGATTTTTGTCGTTAAACTCAATCAATTCTTGTGCATCAGATAAGTATGATGCGATTATCATTTCAATACCAGACATTCTAAATGTAAGAGAATCTTCAATTGATTCTAGAATCTCGGCCTTAGGCGCACCATAGGCTTGCTTTTCCCATTCAAGTTGATTCATCACACACCCTCCAATGCTTCGTAGACATATTCACGAACCGCAGTATCGGTCGCCTCTTCAAAACCTTCTACCCTTGAAATAGCGGTAAGTACATCATTCACACATTCCCAAGAGTAATTATGCTCTTTTGCGAAAATCACAATTCCGTCAATCACACGATTGCCGTTGTCTGTAAACATACCATAATGTTTCATCACATTCTCCATTATTTAAACACAATCAAAGCCAACAGTATGCTGTTAAAGAAGAAACCAACAGCGTTACTAATTATGTATAATTTATCGTTACGACCCAAAGCACGAACCAGAAACAGAAACAAACCGCCCCAGACCATTAACACCATGCTTAGTGGAGGTAACTTATCAGTATACCCAAGAATCACACCCAAACTAGTAGGAAGAGTAGCAGCATGAATCATAACCATACCGATCCAACCACACGCTTCACTTATATCAAACTTAGCAACTTTCTTTTTCATTTCTCAACTCACTTTCTCATCACATTTAAAGTATAGTTGGAAACGGTAAGATTGTCAAGCATTATCTGCTAGGTGCCTGCCTTTTTCGCCATAATGATTTCTTTTTGGCAACTTTTGTGTCAACTGGTGTTGTCATTTTTGCACCTGCCTTATCAATTTGACATCAGTATCGGGTGTCACATAGATTCTTGCTCGAATGATAACTTCATCCTTAGCATAATCTTGCTGTTTTGTAAACTCTATACACTTATTGTCCATAATTTCACGCACCATCAATGAAATCAGTCTATTTTTTATCTCAATATCATCCATTTGTTCGGCTTCGTATGGCGACATTGTAATTGAGGTCGTCAACATCTTACCTTGAACAATAAAATCAATTGAATTTACTGATGGAATTGTAGTGTTGGTGCTTATAGGAATACTGGACGGTATTGTGAAATCATAATCATATGGTATGTGTGTAACAGGTTTTTGTGTGATGGGCATATTAACTCCATGATAAAATTGGTCCGGCTGCCAGGAATCGAACCTGGATCACAAGATTAGAAGTCATGTGTATTATCCATTATACTACAGCCAGAGTGGTGGGCCTCCTCGGATTTGAACCGAGACCTTACAAATTATGAGTTTGCTGCAATAACCAATTATGCTAAAGGCCCTAATAATGCTTTATATAAACGCATCGTGGACTAACACGATAACCATCCATGTGCCACTGTTCTTTCACTTTGTCACGTTCTTTGTAACATTGTTCAAGGCTGCGCTGTGGTGCTTGTATCACACCCTTACTTTGTACAAGTTCGGTGTTTGATTGTAGCATGTATAAACTAATGAATAGCACCCACATTAGTAACCACCAGTCAGATTCTCTGGTCGTGGCTCTGTACGTTGTGGTGCATCGGTATCTTGCTCTTTCAAGTGTAGACCCGTCAAGCTATGCTCATCACCAATATATCCTTTAAGAAACGTATTTACGGCAATGCTTGTTCTTGTATCGGTGCTTGTTGTCTGCTCTACCATATGTGTAAGATATGATGGGAAGATAACAATATCACCTGTACCCACAGAAAACCACCATGAACTAGAATTGAATGCATTGAAGTTTTCTGTTGGTAATTCTATGCGATTGTATCCTTCTTTGTAGAATGTAATACGATCTTTTTCACGATCAGTGCTTGTGTATATACATCCAGACAACCAACTATTTGGATGAGCATGTTTATGATGATACTGTCCAGTTTTGGTGTAATTCATCCATGATTGTGTAATGTACGCTTCAGCTGGATATTTTGGCGCATATACATTTTTCATATAATAATCCACATGAAATTGATAATACTCTCGTATCTCAGCCATTGCAGGATGATCTAGAACATAACGATTCGAACTTGTCAAGTTTCCACTATTTTGTGTCGTAGATTTTGCTGTTTCTTCGAAGAACTCTTTCTCTTCTTTTGTCCATTCACGGTGAAACTTGGCAAATAGAATGGGAGTAGGAAACAATCCTTGAATGACAGGATCGGGTATTATTTTAATCGTATCATTTTTTTTCTTCATCATTTTCATTCCTATCAATTTTTAACCACAAATAACCTTCTGTCTCATCGATTGCTCGTTGTGCCCACATCTCTTCATTTTCTAGCACAGGTATATCATACTCAGGTGCCATCCAGGGCTTATTTGTATTTGCTTTCGAAGTATTCATTTACTTTGAACTTTGCTTCTTCCATTGATTCTGCTATAACTTTTACCCATGCTACGCCACCAGCAATTTCCATGTCAAACGGCACAGGACCATCAAAATGAAATTCTTCTGGCACATCGATTTGTACCTCATACTCATCAAGATTCTGTATGCGTTTCATTACCGCTTCAAATTCGGCTCGGTGTGTCATAGTTGTCTCCTGTCACTTTATTGTACACGACTCTCTTCACTGTGTCAACTCTGTGTGCTGAATTTCGTGCGCCCATCACCACAATTACCTCATGATATTCTTTATCACCATCAATTTTATGTACCAATAGTGCTACACAAAAACCTGCCGGATTAGTATAACCGGTTTTGCTTACTTGTACGTTGTTTACTTGTGATAGTATAGCGGTATTTGTATTATGTAAAACTAACATTCTATTTTTTCGTTTGCCCGGTGTCTCAATCGCCGTCACTTTTTTGGTAGATATATCTCGAATCTCTGGATAGTTTGCAGATTCAATTACCATTTGCGTTACATCACTAGCCGTGCTTACATTGTATTTACTCAAGCCAGAGGGATCATCAAAATGCGTATTAAACATATCCAACATCAATGCCCTTGAATTCATGTGGCGCATAAAACGTTGACGACCACCAGGATAATCTGAAGCCAATGTTTCTGCTGCTGCGTTATCACTTTTGATCAATAGCATATGAAACAATTCACCACGTGTGTATTCACGCCGTGGCATTTTGCTGCCAGCATTCTTACTCAGCACCAGTTTGCGACTCATATCACGATCATAATCCAATGCGACCATAGCAGTCATCAACTTTGTCATGCTTGCCAAGGCACGAATCTGATCAATATTTTGTGACCGTGTAATTGTGCCTTCGGTTACATTTGTAACCATCACCGATATGTTGCTATATGTCTGAACCGCATACTGTTTAGACCTCTTTTGTTTTTTATGTTTGGGCTTCGCATCGGCTGCTGTTATCGTCAGAAAAAACAAAACAGCAAATGCTAAAAGCCACTGTGTAAGTGTAAGTTTTTTATTCATTAAGTGATTAGAGAAAAAACATACGGTGAAAGCATCACCGTGAAGAAAATTAGAATGTAGAAAAACAAATATCTGAATAGTAAGTTCATCGCCCTCTCCTGGGACGACAAACTCTTATTTCAGTTTATCGCCCACTTGTTTGATTGTCTTTTCATAGCCTTCACAAAGTTCCATGTAGTATTGGACCTCATTCCATGCATGTAGTATTTGAAATTTTGCTTCATACAATGTATTCGTCAGTGCTTTATATCTTTCTTTAGGACCACTTTCAATCAATGTTATCAAGATGTCAAGTTTGTCAATGATATTAACATCATCAATGTCGACCTTATCATCATCGCCAAAATTGTCGGGTTCATCTGTCATTTTTCGCCTTTTTCAAGCAGATTGATTGCATCTTTTGTATACCTTATCTCTTTATTAAGTGTGTCACGAACTTCATGTAATTCTAGCAACTTTGCCCGCAGACGGTTAAGTTCCACGGTTTCTTCGGAATTCTTTTGTTTGGGTGTAAATGTATATATCTCAGCCATATTTGAAAGTTTAACATTGTCAAAAATGATTGTCAAGTATCAACATCATCTTCATCCATTAATGCCCACATAAAAAGAAAACCCATCATAGCAAGAATTATACCGAATATATCACCCATCCGAATTGCAAGTGTAAGTAGGAATAAAAACAATAAAAAGATGAATACTTTCATTACCACTTCTCCGCTCGTTGCCATGTGTCATCGTAATCTGCCACATAATCGGTAACATCAGGTATGTTTACCGCATACTCTTCTACATTCACTTCTTCCCAGTCTTCACCTTTTCTTTTAGCTGACATAATACGGGATGATTTGTCACGTGTTGCTGCGCCTTCTGGTGTTTGATGATACTCGGTAAGTTTGATTGATCGAATTGCCTTATCTTCTTCGGTGTGTTCACGAACATTGCCACATGAACGTGAACAGTACACTCCACGTTTCGTGTGTGTTGCACCACATCTAGGACAAGTTTTTTGTATGGGCATTTTCTTCTAGTGTTTTCTCTATGTATTCACAGAGCCAATGACCTAGAACCAAATGACCTTCTTGTATACGTGGTGTTGATGTGGATGGAATGGCAATATAGTAATCTGAATAATCTTGCATCCATCTAGTTTTCATACCAGTGAATCCAATATTGACAAGTTTGTTCAATCGACCAAACTTCATTGCTTCAATAATATTTTCTGATAAACCAGAAGTTGAGAGATAGATTGCCACATCACCAGGATTTGAGAGTGCCTGTAGTTGTCTTGAAAAGATATGTTTGAAACCCAAATCATTGCCAATGGCAGTGAGAATTGAAGTGTCGGTGTTCAATGCGATAGCGGCATACGCATCACTCTGTAAATTGAAATAAGAAACTAATTCACCAGCAAGGTGTTGTGCTTCTGCTGCCGAACCACCGTTGCCCATGAAAAAGATTTTTTTATTGTGTAACAAAGCATTTACACATGCCTGTGCGGCAAGTTTAGTTTGCTCTAGTGGATTTGGAATTGGTATCGATGCGAACTCTAGTGGCGCATCTGTCAGTAAAGAATCAATCACTGCTCTGGTGTCTTTCAAAGACTCATAAATGTTCATAATAATTCCTACGCTGATTGAAAAATGTCCTGTGCCCTACATGTGGTAATAAAATTGATGAATGCTACTGCTTCACTTTCGTCTTCATAATATCGTAGAATTGTTTGACCTGTGTATTCTGAAATGATCATCAGTAAGATATAGTGGTCACGGTAGGTGGAGAATTTAATCCACCAACCGTTTCTGACCACTGGCTGCCAAAACTTAGTCTTACCTTCTATATCAAGTTTTAGTTTCTTTAATTTCTGATTTGATGATTTTTTTTGCATCTTCAGCAATGTTCTTGTTCAAATTTACTACCTTCTTTGTATATGTAGTAAAAGTGTTGTCTGTAACACTGTCAAAATAGGCAATAGTGTGATCTACCAAAACTTTGTTGAAATCAATTGTCTTGATTGTAGCGTCTTCAGCCTTGCGCTGAATGTCATTCCACGAATAGAATGTTGGAAACTGAGGTGCTTGTGTGAAAAACATAATTATCTCCCTTTATAATTGAACTCTTTTAAAAGCTGTTCTACATCGGCTGTGTTTTGCGGATTTTTTGAGGCGATGTAATACTCAATATCCGACATTTGAGGTCTTGTAAACCACTCAAATATTTTTTTAAACATGTAAAATCTCTCCTGTAAAGATAGACCCAATTAGGCGTCATCTTTATTTATGCTGCGACCGCACAATTTTTAAGGTGTGCCCGGCGAATTTTGCAACTACACCAGTCATTATAGTATAACTCATTTAGCAGCGCATGTCTAGAGAATATTTCAAATGTTTCCCAATATGAACACTCCGATTTGCTTTTACAGAGGTGAAGAATTACTCTTCGGTAATTGTTTTCACCGGTTTCGGCAACTTCTCTTTTGAGTGTTTCGTTGGAACCCCAATAGTCTTGCCAGTCTGAAGGTTTTCGTATCTTTTTTTTCTTGCCGTTGATTTGACGATAGCCAGCACTTGTAAAGTATTTGCGTCCAATATATTTTCTTCCTGTAATCAGATTTTCTATTAGATAAACAAAGCCAAATGATGTACCGTCGTACTCATACGGCACATCATCATGGTACCATGTCATAGCGAATCTTCATCATCATCGTCAAAGTTTTCGTCATTTAAAAGCAAAAACTCACCGCAAAATGGGCAATGAATAGGATCCGATTCCGTAGTCATTTCATTGTAAGAAATGGCAAATTCAGATCCACATGCTGTGCATTCATGTTGTATTCTCATAATTAATTACACCAAGATTGTTTTGCCTCACCGTAGTATTCACGTGCAAAGCCATTTTGAATTAACATTGAACGAAGACTCTGTCCATCTAAAACGATATCACCCAATACACGACCACCAAATTTATCCCAGCCGTAGAGAATGACCTGACGCTTAGTTGATTTAGCAACGGCGTTGGTTGTAAATTTAGTTGCCAACTTTCCTCTTTCATCTTCTTGTGGGCATTGGGCACGAAAGCCTTTCTCTGGTGTATCTACACCATAAATGCGAACGGCAAGTTCGGGCTTCAATGGTGCTGGTAGAAATGATGCTGCGATTACTACTGTATCACCGTCATTTACACGAACGATTTGAGCATCATATGTCACACCTTGTGGTGCTTTCTGTGCTAGTGCCAACATAGGCACTAAAAGAAAAGCAAATAGTAATTTTTTCATATTGATTCCTTACAAACTAGATTGAAAATATCGAAACGAGTAGTGTTTGGTACATTTAAAGGAACGATGTGTGAACCAGTTTCATATGTTGTACGAAAAACGATTTTATTTTTAGCGTCAACATACCAATCCATGAGCAACATCAATTGTTTTCTGCCACAGTGTAATGAACCATAAACATATAATGCAGTCGCAGGAACATCTACGCCATACATGTAATATGGTTCATGATATGGCACAAAGGCGTGGAATTTTACAATTTCTTCTTTTGAACCGATTGTACTTTTCTCAATGTATATATCATGACCATCAGACTTGGTTACAAAATGCCAATCGTTTTGATTGTGAATGATTACATCATCTGCTGTGATGTTAAGTAGAAATTCTGACTGTGCTGCGTGGACAGAAAAAGCAAAAAACGCAGCAATAATAAAAGAACATAGGTATTTCATAATACCTCCCTGAAATACGTATTTAGAGAGGAAATTAAATACTGGTTACGAGTTCCAGTGTCACTCTATTGATGTGACCGATTTATTTTATCTTAGAAACTTAATTGACTTCTAAACATGATTGCTTGATCACCTTTTACACGACTTCCTGTGCTGCCAACCAAAGCATCAAACTTTGTATCAACATAGTTTACCATGAATCTCAGATTATCTGTACAGAACCATGTGATACCATATGTCATAGCAGTAGCACGATTTGTTTTTCCTGCTGCTACTACGATAGGACTGGCATCAAATTCACTCATACGTACACCAACTTGCCATGCACCACGCCCACCTTTGTCGATAGCATTGTTTGGTTTGATCCAACCAAATGCGCCATCTTTGTATGCGTGTGATTCGCCAGTTAGATTATAAACTGCCTGTGCGTAATAACCATTGATCTCTTGATTATTGCCAGTTGCTGGATCATACTTGAAGTTGAACATTTCACCTTGTAGTTTGAACGCATTGTAAGCAAATGCGGCTTCAAGTCCTTGGCGTGTTCGTGTGGTAACACCACTCAATGCAGGACCAACGAACCAATTTGATTGTGAACGTGCTTCTGTGCGACCACTTGATGGCGTAACTCCACCTTTGATCTCACCCATGCTATATGCTGCACCTAAGTGTGCGACATATGCTTTGCTACCAGTGAGTTCAGCAATGTTTGTTGTTACACGACCCGTATAATCGAAGCCATCAACCACAGCATCTTTGTTCATTTTGCCACGGCTAATTGCTAGAGCATAGGTCAGACCAGGTTTTGGTACGCCGTGAAGCATGAATCCAGTTTCTTTTGCTGGAATCAATTCACTATCGTTTTGGCCAATAAGACTGCGTTCCATGAAGTCTAGATTGTTTGAACTGGTCATCTGCTCAAGACTAAATGGCATCTTAAACAAGCCAAATTGAAACTGTGCTTCTGGATTAGCCGCATAGTTTACCCACATCTCATCCGCTGTGCTTGATGTGGAACTAAAACCATCACTCGCACCAAAGTTTGCTAACAACTGATACTTAAAGTCTTTGGCAAACTGACCACGAACACCAAATCTAGCACGACGAACTTCTGCTAGGTTCTGGTACGAATCCGTGGTTTGACCGACACCGTAATTGGGTGAGTAGTGTCGATAGTCCATATGAATTCGACCTGTAAATTGTGCCGTATTGTTTCCGTCTTTCGACTTGAGTCCAATTCCATTTTCTGTGACTGAACCATCGTTTGCTCTAGCTTGTCTATATTTGACTGAATCGCTAACATCTTTGTCGATTCTTTGTTCAGCAAACTTTTTGTTTTCTTCTCTTTCTTCATATGCTTTCAGTTTTGATTCATATTCTTGTTGAGTGATTACATTTTTTTCTCTCAGAATATTCAGCGTATCTTTATACTCATCAGCATATGCAGGAATGACTGCCGCTAAAGCAACTACAATTGAAAGTTTTTTTAGTAATTTCACGTTCTATCCTTATTTCCAAATTGGGTTGTTGTCTGGACCACGGAAATCTTTCTTCCAGTTTTCCTGTACAAGTTTAATAACATCGGCTGGCATGTGAACATATTCCAACTCTGTTGACATTTGACCACCATTCTTATAGCTCCAATCAAAGAACTTGAGAACCGCACGACCTGTCAATGCGTCTGCTTGTTGTTTGTGCATCAAAATAAAACTTGCGCCTGTTGCTGGCCATGCGTCTTTACCATTTTGCCATGTCAACAACAAATACATTGCTGGTGCGTTAGCCCAATCTGCGTTGGCTGCGGCTGCTTTGAATGTGCTATCATCAGGCAATACAAAGTTACCATCACGATTCTTCAATGCTGCGTAAGGGATCTTGTTGCGTTTTGCGTATGCGTATTCGACATAACCAAATGCTCCTTTGATGCGCTGAACCTGTGCGGCAACACCTTCGTTACCTTTACCACCTACACCTGTTGGCCATTTAACTGCTGTGCCTTCACCTACAGTCTTTTGAAAGTCTGCGTTGGCTTTGCCTAAGAAATTGGTCCAGATGAATGTTGTACCCGAACCGTCAGCACGATGTACTACTGTGATATTCATCGCTGGTAAGTTTACGCCTGGATTTAATTCAGCAATTGCTTTATCATTCCATTTGGTAATTTTACCTAGATGAATGTTTGCGATCACATCAGGTGTCAACTTTAGTTTACCAGCATCGATACCATCTAGATTGTAAACTGGTACAACACCACCAATGATTGCTGGAAACTGAACAAGACCCTCTTTGTCTAATTCTTCTTTCTTGAGTGGCATATCACTTGCGCCAAAGTCAACTGTCTTGGCTTTGATTTGACGAATACCACCGCCTGAACCGATTGATTGATAGTTTAGACCAATGCCAGTTTGTGCTTTGTATGCTTCAGCCCACTTTGCATAGATTGGAAATGGAAAAGTCGCACCAGCTCCAGTAAATTCTGCTGCCGATGCGACTCCTGTAAATAGCAATAATGATACTAAAAACTTCTTCATATTATCTCCTTTGAGTTAGACTACTAAAATAGTTCTGTGTAACGAAACCGTCACAATTTAGAATTTTTTTTAATAGTCTGACCGCCGAAGACAATCAGACTTTATATTTAGTGTTATGCTGCTTTACCCCACACATTTTCCCAATTGCCTGTCAATGCGCCTTTTGAATAATCTGTAGCACGATTCTCAAAAAAGTTTGTGTGTGTTGGTGCATTGATCATCTCTTCAACCCATGGAAGCGGATTCTTTTTAACTTTGAATACACCCTTGAGACCCAGACTAATGAGGCGACGATCAGCAATGTAGCGAATGTATGATTTAACGTCATCAGAAGATAAGCCAGACATGTCACCCATATTGAAAGCAAGATCAATAAACTTGTCTTCAAGTTCAACCATCTTTTCAGCAATGGTATAAATTTTTGATTTGAGGTCGTCATTCCATATTTCCTTATTCTCTTCGATATAAGTGCGGAATAATTTAATCATAGACTCAGCGTGTTGTGTTTCATCCACGATTGACCAAGTAATAATCTGACCCATGCCTCTCATTTTACCTTGGCGTGGGAAGTTAAGTAACATGATAAAGGAACTGAATAATTGCATCCCTTCGGTGAAAGCAGAGAATACTGCAATATGAGCAGCAGTAGAAGCCCTATCGCCATTCTGTGTGCTAAGATTAAGAACGTAATCATGTTTATCTTTCATTGCTTGATATTCCATAAACTCAGTGTATGTGGTGTCTGGCATACCAAGTGTTTCAATCAAGTGTGAATATGCTGCGATATGTAATGCTTCACGTGCGGCAAAACCCAATAGCATCATCCTCACTTCAGGTTGAGGAAAATAAGGTAAGTAATTATTAACATAGCCACCTGCAACATCAATGTCACCCTGAGTAAAGAATCTGAATATATGAGTGAGAAAATCTTTTTCGTTCTGCGTAAGTTTATTCTTCCAATCCTTAACATCTTCAAGCATTGGTACTTCAGTGTGGAGCCAGTGAGATTGTTCATGCTTTAGCCAAGATTCATATGCCCAAGGATAAGCAAATGGTTTATATGATGTTCTTTCGTCTGTTAGTTTTATGTTCTGCTTTTTAATCATTGATGAATGCCTCTAGTTCTTGTTTTGTTTTATTGCCTACTAATCTTTTTGTTACCGCATTATCTTCCATCATCACCAATGTTGGTACACTACGAATGCCAAACTCTGCTGCTATATCTGGTTGTGCGTCAATGTCAATCACTTCGATTGACACATTTGTTTCAACTTCCTCTAAAGTTTTTGCTAACATCTTACATGGTCCACACCATGATGCTGTGAATCGTACTACTTTTTTCATTTGCCTTGACCTCTGTATTTTTTATGTGAACGCTTTTCGTGTTTATTCATTGATGCTGTTTTGTTGTGACCGCCTTGTTTAGTTCTTTTTTGAACTGATTTGTGTTTACTCACGTTAGGTGCTTTTACTGACATAATATCTCCTATTCATACATTACAGTTTCAGTATCACCCAAAGACCATTTGGGCTTTTGCTCTACAACATACTTCTTGGTGCAAACTTTGAAGTCTGGAAACTTCATTTCTTTTGGATTGCTTGCTGCGTCTAAGAACAAGCAACGATTGTTTGGCTGTGCTGCGTATTGACCATTATATAGTTCAATGAAGTTAAAACTCTTATGATCTTCAGGCCATTCAGCGTAACTTGTATCTATAATGTTTAAATCTGGTGCTGAGTGATCAACAGTAAACATGTAATTGCCTTCATAAAACTGTTTATCTTTGGCATAAAACTTACATGTAAGATTGCGTACAAATGCTTTCTGTAGCACTGTGAAATCATAACTAAAACAATCCCAGATTTGTAATGTGTCTAAAGGTAAAAAAGTTTTCGGGAGATTATCCGTTCTGCTAACAAAAGCATGTAATGGTAATTTATCGTAAAGTGCGCCATAGTTTGGTAGATATGCCTCTATTCTGAATGCTTGTCCTCTGATGCTTTTGATTGAAATCCAAATACACGGTTCATACTCACCGTGACCTTTCTCAAAGTCATACAGAAATTCTTTTCTTATGTAACAATGTACAGGTGGTATGTTTGCGATTAAATGTGCCATTTTTTCTCATGTAAGTGAAACTTCATACCAACGTATGTTCCTGCAAATGCTCCTAGAACTGCTGGTATAATCATCATATGATCTGTAGTGTAATTGATTACTGCTACACCACCTAAGAATGTAATTAGTGATGCCCAAATGCTTGATGCTAACGGTTTATCATTCTGCACCGATTTGAGTAACTGTGTGTAAACGATGTCTGTGAAAAACATACAAACAAATGTAAAAATATATGCCCACATTATTCTTTTTTCTCCATCATTCTATTCACGAAGTCTAATAGTAAGTATTCTTTACTACCGTTCCATCTTTTTTTCATCCATGAATAGTCTTCATACCAATGTTGTTGTGCTTCGGGATGACAACCAATCAAACCAATATTGCCTTGCATGATAGCCATCGCATCACCGTTAGGATATCTTGATATAACATCATACTTTGATTCATCACCAAAAATTGCACAACCATCATAAAAGAAAAGTTCTTCGGGTTTATCATCCCATGTAACTTTCATTTGTTTCGCATGTGGTCTTTTTGTGTCTGTGTTGGGACGAGTTATATATTGACTCAATTCAACATCATTAAGAATGTCAAAGTAGTCAGATCCCGCCCAATAAGCACCCATGCATATACCCAAGTAATAGCCACCACCAGCAACGAACTTACGAACGCTGTTGACATGAGATTTAAGTAAACGATCCCAACTATCGGAGTCGCCAACGCCACCAGGAAAGCAAACCATGTCAACATCATCAAAAAAATTGTCTTCAAGTTCATGTTTAGTAAATATTTTAAATTTATAATATGGGTGTAATGCTTTTATAATTCCATTACCCGATTGAACAGAACATTTTGGTTGATGTAAAAATAACGCAATCGTTTTCACTTTTCTTTGTTTTTATTATTATCTTTTTTCTCCTGCTCTTTTGACGGAGCAGGAGTTTTTTCTTTGTATATCGGTCGCTTCGGATGCGGCTTTTGTTTTTTTGAATTTATTTCGAATGACACACAATGTCTCCTTTACTGACACGCTAGGCACTCATCTCCGTCAATAATAGCTTTCAAATCAATTTCTTGTATAATCTCACGTTCAATTCTTTTAGACACTTTATCGGCCTTAGCTAGTTTCTCTGAACGACAGTAGTACAACGTTTTCAAGCCCTGCTTCCATGCCTGAAAGTGTACTGCATGTAAGTATTTAACATTCACATCAGGTCTAAAAAAGAGGTTAATGGATTGCGCCTGGTCAATGTAATTTTGTCTGTCAGCAGCGTGGTCCACAACCCATCGTT